GTCCTGGTTCCCGATCCAGGTCGGGATCGAGTTCAGAGTGTTGCCGACCGCGCCATTACGGGTCTGGCCGCCGTAGTTCGTGAAGACGTTGCCATCCCAGGAGGGGTTGACGCCATCGTTCAGGGCTTCGCTGATCCCGTTAATGAAGATCAGGCGGTTCGAGCCGACGATGTTCTGGCCATGACGATAGAAGTCGATGGCGATGTCCGTGTTCAGGGCCTGGACCGCGTTGGTCATGTAGGTATCGACCAGCTTGACCTTGACTGCGGGGCCGGACCCTTGGATCACGTTCGTCTGGAACAGGTTCAGAGGGACCTGTTCGACATATTCCTTGGGCACGAAGGCCGTCGCGGCCACGATTTGCTTCTGCATGACGGTGATGTCGGAGCCAGGGGCAATCGCTCCGCCGTTCACGCGGTCATACTGGAAGGGGGACTGCATGAGGGTCCCGCCCAAGAACTCATCGAGCGCGCCACTGACTCGGAGCTTGCGGAGCCAGGCCGTCTCGACGAAGAAATTGTCATAAAGGATGTCATCGCGCAGGTCCGCAAGTGTCGTTGCAGCTATCTGATCGAACGTTGGGTCGGCCAAGTTCTTTCCTTTCAGTAACTTACGAGACCTTTGCTACTGGTCCCGCAGGTACGGGGAAACCTTTAATCCCCTTAGATTTTAGAACTAATAGACGAGCCTTCAACTTGGCGCGATCCTCGTGTACTGAGAGAGGTAATGCACCACTCCCAGGCTGATAAATCGCCAAACTCTCCTGGAGTTGAATACCAATCTCAGCCTGCTCACGCTTCATCACGAAATACGGCAGGCAATTATGCAACAGCCATGCTCCTCGGTAGGAACTGGCCCCCCAGTGATAGGCACGCTTCCAGTTCTTGCCCTCGTAATACTTCTCGGTGTTGGCGTCCTTAAAGGTGCCGCCAAATCGGAGTTTCAGCCATTCCATCAGGCGAATATCAGTGTTCGCCACCATGACTCGAAGATAAAGTCCAATAGTCCTGCGCTTACCAGAATCAATTCCCCATCGCTGTGTATTGATGAGGATGCTTCCCTCGCCATCGATGAAGGAAGCAAGCTGAGCCCAGTCGATTATTGTGGGCTTCAAACCATCGAATTCAGGCTGCTTCCAGTCGCGTTGTGATTTCTTTACCATTTAAGTTCTCAGTTCGCGCGTCCGTAGTTCCCGCCACCCAAGGCCTGATCCACTACCTTCCGAGTCGCGCGCTGGACCCGGTCGTTCTGCCGATCGCCCATCTCCCAGGGCTGCTTCTCGCGGCCGGTATCGGCACGAGGAGCCAGGGGCGAGCGAGAGGGGAGGAGCGGTCGAGCATCCGGATTTCCCATGCGATCTGCGAACTCTTGCCGCACGGCAGCCGCGCCTTCTTCCCGGAGACGCTTCTCGTAGGATTCCTTGTCGGCGGTCGCGCGGGCAGCTCGGGCACCTTCGACGCCGAAGCGGTCCATCCAGACCTGCTCGACAGACTTGCCTTGCTGGATCGCAGCTTGGCGCATCTCGCGGAAGTTCAGTTTCTTGGTGGCATCATTGCCGAAGAGATAAGCGTGTTCGATCGCGATGTCCTGGGCCGCGGCGATCGCGTCGCCTTCGCGGGCGGCGACCTGCTGGAGGACGTCGGTGGTGACGTATTTGGACGCGTCGAAAGCGGGAGGCTGGTTCGCCGGTGGCTGACCAGCGCCAGGCTGATTCTCCAGCTTATAGCCTAGGTCCTTGGCCACATCCACTAGCCCTCGTTCCTGGAGCGTCATGAGTGCCGCGCGGGCCCGGCCTTCCTCGGCCTTCGAGACCACGATCTCGCGTTCGAGTTTCTGGACGTAGGGGACGGCCTGTTTCTCGTACCACTCGGCGTAGGTCTTCTTGCCATTCTCGGCAGCGTCGGCGCGCGAGCGCTCGGCGGCGAGAGAGGCCTGCATCGAGGTGTAGGCTTTCTCGGCGACCGGAGTCGCGAGGATCTTCACTTCATCCTCGGAGGCACCCTGAGACTTCAAATATTCGGCGTATGTCATGATCTATCTCCTCACCCGGGCATCGGCGGAGCCATCGGCTCGCCGGCCTGTTGCCCTTGCATCATCTTGGCCATCGCCGTTCGCATGATCTCGGCCATCTGCGCCATCTCAGGCGCGGCAGCCGGAACAGCGTCGGCGAAGAGTTTGATCGCCCCAGCGAGCTTGATCGCCGCCTGCGTTCCCTGATCCATCTGCGGGGAAGGCTGGGGAGGCGCCGGAGATGCGGAAGTCGGCGTGGTTGGCGCGACCTGCGCGGGGCTCGGAGCACCGTCCGGTCCGCCCGGGGGCGGAGGCATCGCTGTGGGAGGCAGTCCCATTAAACTTTCTTGTGTGCCTGCTTGGCGCCCTTCTTCAGGCCAGCCATCGCTCCGCCTTCTTTCATGTCGGACTTGAGCGAGAGCTTGCTGGACGATCCGCCGAGCTTGGCGAGATTCCCGACGAATCCGCCACCCTTGCTGGTCTTGCCCTTACCGTATCCGGCCATCGATTCTCTCCTGGACTCCAGGAATCCTGGTGAACTGGCTTACTTCTTGCCGAAGGCCGCAGCCTTCGCATCCATCTTGGGAGGCTTGGACTTCTTGCCGCCCTTCTTCATTTCCATCTTCTTCATCGGAGGCTCCCGAAAATAAAAATGGCCCGCGCAACCAAGACAGGCTCGAAAGGAGGAGAGCGAGTCTCGTGCGCGGGCCGCCCGATCACTTAGCACTCACCGCAGCAGGTCAGTGCCAAATCGTTTGGATCGCCGCTGGTGGGCAGAGTAGGGATTCAGGGAAAGCGTGTCAAGCTATTTCTCAGGGAAGGTAACTTTCTGTTCCTCGCGGAAGCGGATTCCGCCAATCCCGCCACAGTTTAGATCCAGGATGAGCTGGCCGGTGGCCGATTCGCGCGCGAGTTGGCAGAGCGCTTTGATGACGGAGGATTCGCGATCACCGTTGAGATAGAACTGGCGCTCGCGGACGATATGGGTGCGTTCGGCGGAGGTGATGGCGTCGGTCTCGCTCATTTGCTCTCAGCGATGGTGGAACGAGCGCCTCCATCTTTTTGGACGATGTGAGGCGGAGCGTTCCCGGAGGGCGGACGGCCTTCAGGCGCGGCACCGTTCGGCTTCGGCGCACCGGGCGGGGCTGGAGGCGGAGCGGAGGGCAGGAGGCCTTCCGCTCCAGCGAGAACCTTGAGCCTGGCCTGTTGCATGATCTCTTCTTCCTTCTCGTTTCGGAAGCGATCGACCACTGTGTTGCCTTCGATATTGCCGTAGTTCGGCACGCCCCAGGCCTCGGCGATGGTTTGGGAATCGATCATGATTCCGGCCTTGCGGAGCTGGATCAGGCCGAGCTTCATGGCCATTTGTGTGTACTCGTGGAGGGAAGAAGGCAGGATGAAGAAGCGCAAGTTGTCGGCGAAAGTGCGGGCGCGCTCGCGAGGATTCGTCTGGGAGGGGATGGTGGTCGATTCCCCCGGCATGTGCGAGGGGACGAGCTTATCCGGCTCGTAGTCGAAGACCTCGGGAGTGACGCCATCAGCCCCAACGGATTGCATCACGCGCGTGGTCGTGTAGTACTGCATGATGAGATATTTCAGCATCACGCCGAGATCGCGCATCGGTGGCTCCATCGAGCGCGAGATGTCCTCGATGATCGGGCCGTTCGCTTCCATGATTTTTTCGAGATCGTCCATCGAGCCGACCGAGCGGAGTTTCGCGAGGGCCATGGCGTCCGAGACCGCGAGCTGGCGATTCATCGCGTTCTCAAGATATTCGATCATGGCCATCGATTCGGGGGCCACTTTGAAGACTTCCGGTGGGACCACAGGCTGGAAGGGCTGGCCCTCGATCGCCGTGCCATCGAAGCCGATCCGGGCCCGTGGCTGCATGGGGTCGAAGGCTCGGGCATCGGACATCGAGACAGCGTTTGTGTCATAGGCGAGAGGGAGATCGAGTTCGGTCGAGATCTTGTCCATGTTGCCCCGGACGATTTCGCGGATCGCATCGTTCAGGAGGAAGCCATCGTGGACCAGAGAGAAGCCGAGCGGCTCCCAGGGGTAGTCGTCCATGCAGAACGAGACGCCGGGGAACATGCCATGCCAGTCGAAACTGGGCCCGTCGTAGAGCCGGACTTGATCGGTTGAGATCAGCAGACGCCGGCGAGGATACATGCGCGCGTCGTTCTCGGTCGCTTCGCGGTATTGCATCTGGCCGGTTTTAGGATCAATCGTGGTCGGGATAGACTGGCCGACGTAGGGAACGGTGTAGGCCCAGGAGGAGCCAGGCTCGCCCATCGGGATGGCGTACTGAGTCGTGTTGATGGAGAGGTCGATGATGTAGGTGTAGCGTATCGGGACCAGGAGTTCGGAGAGCGACATATCGGAAGCCGTGCGCCGCGAGCCGCCGAAGAAGATG